GTGCTTCATCTGGAAAGAAATCAAACCAGGGGCACTCATCAACATCGGGAAGTTCCGAGTTGAAATTGCATGAGGAGTACTCTAGTACGTTGATAAGAGCCGGATCATCGGCTCCAGTCTTCACACTAGGTTCCTTAGCAGCTACTATTCCGAGCATCTTCGTTGGTTCAAAATCCGTTTTACGGGATATGTGCACTGATGGGCGCACATCACCAACGTACTCAAGGAAGAGCTTGCTCTCACGCAATTCGGACGCGAAGTCCGTTGAGTATCCCTGCGTCTTGAATTCAAACGTTCTATTCTCACGCACGTGTCTCAAAAGCATTTCACGGGTGACGATTCCAGCGCCACCAGCAGATTGTGATGCAGATGAAAAAAGATGAGTCGCGACAATTTTGCCAGGAATGTGAGGGTTATGCACGATGACAGGTGCACCACAATCACCTTCCTTTGTCGCGGCTGAGTAACGAACAGATCTCAAAGCACTCGTTCTGCAATGAGAGGACATTTCATACTCAACAGTCTCTAGGTCAATAGTAAGCGAAAAGCCATGATCGCGGACCCGAGAGCCTGTAATGTCACTTGTGTCAAAACAGCTCATTTGAGCCATAACACCGTTATGCAACTTGCACAAATCTTCCTCACTGATGAATTTATCAACAGTGTCCCCACGCATGGGAACGGAAGTACCAGAAGCGTCGTATAGAACCATGTCCATCTTAGAGATTTCAATGATCCGTCCGACTGAAAATGGCAAATGTGCAGTTACACCTCGGGTGATGATGGTGAGCTGTTGGACCGTCCGGAGATACTCCCCGGTATTACGGTCCTGGAAATAATGTCGGGGAATAAGCCAATGGGCATTGGTGATGTAAAGACAGTTAATCGCTCGAACTCTGTCAACACCATCCTCTGAATAAAGTAAGCGACACACGCCCTGAGATTGTTCAACGCTAGCAGCGAAGTTACGGGCGTTTGTGTCGCAACTGCCCTCTGCATGAGCCAGTCTCACGGTTGAGCTGGCTGAAGCGATTGTCGGTCTTCGCTTCTCGTCGAAAGACTCGACGACGATTCTACGATGTGTAGCGAGATGTCTCTCGTCGGCACTCTCGGCGGTTTTCATAGTGAATTGCTTCACAAAATCGCCAATAGTGTCGGCGTCAACACCGCCACGTGCTCG